CTTGAATGTATGCTTGACCGTTAAATTGTGATTGCTCAAATGCACTTGTAGCAGAGTTAAACTCTTGACCTACTTTAGCAGACCAGAAGTCTGTAGAAGCAGCTGATGTAATCAACATGTCTAAGATCTCTAAATCAATTTCCATAGAAACGTATTCAGATAACATAGAAGTTAACTCACCTTCAGCATCTACTGAATGGTATGCGTTAAGGTCTTGTGCGAACTCAGGAGTCCAGCTTGCTTTCAACTTACGAGTCTTAGCAGTTACTGGAATACTTCTCATTTGCAATTCAATGCTTGGGATGTTCAAGTCTGTATCCAAGTCTCTGTTTGTAGCAGATACTGGCTTAGCCTCGAAGTCACCTCTATCATCGTTAGTAGGCTGTAATGAGAATGATACGTGTGCGTTAAAGCCCATACCAGTAACAGCAGATCCAGTTACAATAAATTGTAGGTTAGATCCAACTACTTTGGTAAATGCTTCGATCACATCTAGTTGTCTTCCAGCTCCAGAACCTGAAGATAATTGGAAAGATCTTACACCTTCAGCATCATAAGCTGTTCCGTTAGATGACGACAAAGACGATAATGGAACCGCAATTGAAGCGTACTGATCAACTGATGCAGTAAAGTCACCATCATAGTTTACATCACCTTGACTAACAGATCCAGTATTGACTACAGCTGCTAAAGTTGTTAATGTATTGACTGAGTATCCAAATCTACCAGCTCCGTAAAGTCCATCAGATGGATCTCCGGTTGTGTCAGTTACACCTTGTAGTGTACCAGTTTGGTTTTTTCCTTCTGGATCAAATCCAAATGGGTTTTTATCATTAGCATATTTGAAATCTAGGTAGAATACTAATCCTGATGGTAAGTTCATTGGCTGAACGCTAACAAATTCCTTTGCTGCGATCTCCGCATAAACTCTCCTAATCAATGGAAGAGCTACTCCTGTCCACTGCTCATATCCAGAACCTGCAGTTCCGGCTGTTGTAGCAGACCCCTCTTTCAAAAGCTGTTTTGCTTGGTTCTCTAAAAGAACAGACACTGTTGCCTCTTCTTGTTTGTCACCAAGTCCTTCTAATAGGCCTGTTCTAGACCATTTGGAGATTAAAGCCTTATTTTCGTGGCTTCTGTTTGTTTCTCCCATTCCTTCAAATAAATTCATATCGAATAATTTTTGCTTTTTTTTAGGTTACTTGTTGTAGTTAATTAATTCTGTAAAACGGTTGTAAACTCCGTTACTGTCAGCAATCACTTTTTTCGTTCCTTTCGTACTAGATGATGCGATACCTTCAGTTAGGTTTTTTGCTTTTCTTTTAGGAGCAGCTTTTCTGGCAGGTCTTGCAGTCATTGATTCGGCTAATGTAGCATATACTAATTTAGCTTCTCTAACTGTTTTAACTCTGTCGAAAGTTTCGATGATTTTGACTTTCTTAGTCTCAGTCAATTCACCTTTCTTAAACAACTTGTTTACATAAAGTAATTTAGCGTTAAGTAGGTTCACTTCGTTTAACTTAGAACGTAAGAATTTGATGACGTTGTATGCTTCTTCAAGCTCGTCTTCTTCTTTCTCTTCATCCATAGATTTTTCTTCATCTTCCTCTTCTCTAAGAGCTTTGATGATTTCTTCTAAATCTACTTCTTCCTCGTCATTGCCTTCTTCAGAATGATCTTCTTCTTCTTTGTAAAGACCTTTCTTCATTTTTTCTTTAGACGACATTTTTTCTTCTAGATCAGCGTGAGCTTCTCCATCAGATTCAGCGTGAGCTTCTTCTTCCATAGGCTCTTCTTCTTCAGCGTGATCTCCTTCTGCCATTTCATCTTCTTCACCTTCTAACTCTCTTAGAATTTCTTCTAATTCGTCATCAGACATTTCAGACTCTTCAGCTTCAGCAGATGCTTCTTCTTCAGATCCTTCATCAGAAACCTCAGCCTCTTCTTCAGACTCAACTTCATCTTCCATCTCAGGTTCACCACCTTCGCCTTCAGACTTCATCTCTTCTTCGTCGTGAGACATTTCCATCGTTACTTCTTCATCGTCAGACATT